ACGCCCTCCCAGTTTTTTTGGATGAAGCGCTCCTTGAAGTGCTCGACGGCTGTCTCCGCGACGATGTCCGGCACGGCGTCAAACTTCTGGTCGAAGCGGTCAAACCACAATGTGATCTTATCGATGCTCATCGTCTCACTACCAGCCCCCGTCTGGATGCTTCTGGGTTGGTCTCTACCGAGCTGAAGGATACGATCGTGAGGTTGCCGGACTCGTCCAGCTTGGCCACCACGCGGATCGCTTGGTTGCGGTAGTACTTCAGGTAGGTCCATGCGTCCATGGTGCCGCCCATGAGGTCATTGATCCATACCTCGTCGGGGTTGGCAAGGGCCTCCTCGATCGCGCCGACGAGCTGGAAGTCTGTGGATTCGCCCTGGTTGGCGGCGTCCAGTATCGCCCGCTCGAGCGTGATGGATCGCTTGGCGTAGTCGAGAAGCGAAGCGCTGGAAGGTGATACCTGGCGTGCTTCAAACAGCTCGTCGATGGCACTTGGCTCCGATGGAGACCAAGTGGCCGACTTGGCTTGTTGCAGCTCGCGTGCTTCCCGGAGTTTCCAGTCAGCGGCGCCCATATCGAGCACCTTCTTCAGGACCTTGTCAGGGCTGGCGCTGTACATCTGATCAGGCGTGAATACCTGTTGCGGGATTGCCCGGTTGATGGCAAATCCCTGCTTGCGCGTCTTGACCCACTCGGGATCGGTCTTGATGTAATCCTGCACAAACTCGATGTCCAGATCCACTTTCCCTTTGTCCACTTCAGCGGCCAGCCTTGGCACCACATAGCAGCGACAGCCCCAGCCGTTAGGTGGAAATATCTGGGCCCAGAGCGGATGATTGGCGGGAAGGATCACGTCATGCAGCGTCCTGTGGCTGTCCCGTACGCGCTCATCTCCGATCGTCTTGTATTGCCAGTAGGGGAAAGTGTTGAGCTTGCCCATGAGCCTGTAATAGGTCGACGCGGCCTCTGCGGTCTGGTAGGCAGTATTGTACTCGGTCACGAGCCAAGGGCGGTACTTCATGCCATAGAGCTTGCGCACCATGGTCTCGAATTCCTTGTAGGACTTGGCGCGCCGAAACAGCTCATTCACCTCCTTGGACTGGTAGGCGGCTTTGACGGTCGAGAACTTGAACAGGTTCATTTCCCAGGCGGTCTGCATCTTGGGATCGAGATCGCCGTAGCTGATGCCGTAGTCTGCGAGCGGGATGAGCCGGTCGCCCTTCCATCCCGCCTTGAATGCCCGGGCCAGTGCCGTCACCTGATCGTAGAAGAGGTGCGGGTACATGGTGGCCTTGCCGTCGGCTTTGACGACTGCCTGTACCATCTTCCTGACATCAGGAAGATCAGCATCAGTCAGCTTGATCAAATGGGCTTCTCCACAGCAGCTCAGCGTCTCCGTCTTTGCCCCGGTGGTCGCCGGGGCGTAGTCGAAAAAACTTGCCAGGGCTTTTTTGATCCGGGTGAAGATTGGATCGTCGTCATCTTCATCATCATCGTCGTCCTCATCTTTGTAAGGATGCTCACTGAGTTTGACGGGCTTTTTGGCCGCGGGAGGCTGGTTTTTGGCTTTCATCTCGGCTTCCTTCTCTGCCTGCTGCTCTGCCTTCATTTTGTTGTAGTTGGCAGGCTTGGGGATGCCGTAGGTCTCGTAGAAGAAATCGTCCTCGATCGGAAGGCCTTTTTCGAGCAGTCGCATCTGCATGTCGAAGCTTTCCTTCAGTGTGAGCTCATTGTCCTCGCCCTCGATGATGAACTTCCCGCCTGCGGTCTCGAATCCGTGTGTGTTGAGAATCTTGACAAAGCGGCTGTTGAGCACGCGGCGGACGAAGTTGATGTCGGATTCGTTTTTGCGCTCGTCCTGGTTCTCATGCGTCTGCGACTGTGCGTATCCGGAGGATGTACTCGACTCGGTGGTCTCGGTCGATCCGAGCAGGGCCTTGCTGATTTCCTTGTTGAGGAAGGACATGAACTTATCCTGAAGGTCGCCGTTGGCGTTCGTCTTGTTTTCCAGCAGGGTGACCTGCGTACCTGCCGGACGTACCAGGGCGCCGCCTGATCCGAGTGCGGTGATGGCCTCGAGCAGCTTCAGCCGCTGCTGCTCGTCGAACCCGTCCCAAGTAGCATCCACGATCGGGTTACCAAAGACCTGGACAAAAAGCGCCCAGTCACCCAGTCCGCCGCGCTTCAGTATCTGGTAGGGAGCGGCCTTGAGGTACAATCCAAGGTCCTTGGGCTTGCCCACTTCCATGATCGTCTTGGCGTAGTAGCCTTCCCGGACGTTGATGCCGTCCTCGGTGGCATAGTCCTTTGCCAGGATTCCTTTCTCGGGTCGGTAGTTGAGGCGTGGGAGCAGGTTGGCTGCCATCTCCCAGGTGCCGTCTGGTCCCTGGAAGAAAGTAGGCTCGAGCATGGAGTAGCCCCAAAACTTCGAATTCATGATCTCCTCGAGCAGCTCTTCAAATCCAATCGAGTCCACGATCTGGTTGATGATATCGACCGGCTTGCCTTCCTTGTCGACAAACTGCCAATTCGCCGTGGTAACAGCGTCCTTACGCTTGCCGGTCACAGCCTCGACATGCCCGTCGAGCTCTACGTCTGCATAGAGGTCATAGAGTAGCAGGCGCTTGGGCAGCAGGCTCTCCGCTGCCTTGTGAGCGGTACGCCAAGAGGGAATGTCTTGGGTACGGCGGGAAAATGGGCGCACATCGATCTGGTGCAGGACGATGGCAGGCGGCGCGCCTCCGGGGTTCTTTTTGGCCTGTTGGGCCTTTCGGATGTCTTTTGGATCAGCCATTTGATAAGCTTTTAAAAGGGTTTAAAACAGGATTGCGTGCCTCGCTAGTACGAAGTGCCGCGGCGGGGATTGGAGGCTACGTGGAAGTAGGTGTCCGATCCTTCGGGCGTGGAAGCTGGGGGCCAACCATGGGGCACGAGCTTGCCGGCTTGGATTTTCTCGAGCGTCTTGATCGCGTCCTCATACCGCTGCCGGTGAAACTCCACGGAGATGTTGGGATTGGCAATGATGATGAAATTCCAGATCGCAAGGTCTTTGAGCAGCATGAGGAGCATCTCGTCACGATCCTCTCCGCTGGCGGAGAAGAGCATGACCTTGTCGAATCGGCTCATGTAGCCCTTGGCAAGTAAGATGGATACCTTTATGGCTGTCTCGAGCTTGGTGTCGTCGTCCCGCTCGATCGCATCGATCAGCTCGGGATAGAGGTGTGTATTGAAGTCTGCGCGTGTGAGCATGTTACCAGCGTTTTGCGTTAGGTTTTTTCATCTTGGACGCTTCCACCCGGGAAGTATCGGCGATGGTTTTGGAGTTGATGTAGAAGACGGCACCTTCGACGGCATCGGGGGCATCGTCGTGAGCGCGTGAGGTCGGTGACAGGGCCTTGAACTGTGCCTCTGTATGCCGCATGTGCTCGGAGTCCCTGTAGAGGTCATTGAACCACAGGCGCTCGTTACGGTTGAGCGGCTCGAGGAGTGCCTCGATCCGGAAGAACTTTTCGGGCTTCACACGCTCGTCCGCCATCAGTGGCAGCGTGACCTTGTGGCGGTCGTTGGCTTTCTGAAGCTCGAGCTTCAGCGTGTCGTCGATGCTGGGCCACTCGATAAGGAAGTAGACTGGAACTTTGCCGTTGACCCAGTTGATGATCTCGTACTGCCAGTCCAGCATGATGGCCGTGGTGGTCTGGGCAGCAAACATCCGCAGGACGTGGTATTCGTCCTTGTACTTGCCGATCAGGGCCGTGGCCTTGAAGTCATTTTTCTTTGATCCCTTGTAGGATGGATCGGTGTAGGCTACCAAGAAGCGGTAGTCTGAGAGCGGTCGCAGGCGCTTGTAGAGAATCTTGGGGAATACCTTCCCCTGTGTGATGGGATTGTTGAAGTACTCGCCCTGCTGTGCGGCATAGCTGATCTTGGAGAGGACGCGGTCGATGGCTTCCTCGGTATTCTTTTGCGGCCAGGTGGATTTGCCGTCCTTGTCGCGGATGTTGATGATGTCGTGCGCATCGGCCATCTCGATGGCTTTTTTGATGCAGCAGTATTCGGCGATGATGTTGCCGCAGAAGATCACCAGGAGCGGATTGGAGATCGAGCGCGTGGCGTAGAAAGCCCGCTCGAGCCAGTCCCACTTCTTGTCGACGGTGTCGGGATTGCGGCAGTCCTCGTCCGTGTCGAAGTCGTCGATCAGGAGCACGTCCGGACGGACCGCATCATTCCTGGTACCGCGCGGAGACTGACCCGCACCGATACCGCGGAAGGCTACTCCCTTGCGTGTGACGAACTCCGCCTCTGTCCAGGCTCCATGGCTTTCTTGTGTGCCGTAATCATGGATGATGCGGTTATTCCGCTCGAGCATCGTCTTGTAGGGCTTGAGCAGGCGGACGGCGTTGTCGAAGCTGTTGGATGTAAGCACGACGTTCCGCTTTTTCCCTGTGAGGACCAGCTTCAGGACTTCCATCATGGTGCGGCCTGACTTGGACAGCTCACGGCTCCATGCCCGTACCTCGTACCATTCCGCATTTTGCATGACGCGCTTTGTGGAGCGCTTGTGGAACGGCGCCGGCTCCGAGGTATAGTACGCCTCAAAGTAGTACTTGAACCAGGCCTCGTGATCCGCTTCCAGGCGTGCCATACGCTTGCGCTTCTCCTCGCTGGTCTCGTTGAGATCGACGGGAGACTGGCGGTTCATATTGAGTACGAACTCCTCCCAGTCAAAAAGCAGGCGCTTGTCGGTAGGCTTCAGTTGGCTCATAGGAGTGACTTGATGAAGTGGTCAGCCTCGGTGGTGATCTTCTTTGCGAGGTCGATGTCGCTGGTGCGGACGGCGTTGATGAAGTTCTTCAGCACCTGGATGGATTCGGAGATGGATACCTCCGTCTCCATGTTGCGGATGGCGGCGGATATCTTCACCAGGGTGTCGGCTTCGGCATTGGTGATGGGCTTTTTCTCCTCCTTTTCCCGGGTTTCGATGGTGTCATTCAAGAAAGTGAGCACGCGGTAGAGCCGACGTACTTCCGACTCCCTGGTCATGATGAGTGATGCCCGGATGGTTTCCCATTCCTCGGAGTTGATCCACTTCGAAATAGTCTGTGCGGATACCCCGACCCGCTCGGCCAGCTCCTTGCCGACGGTGACACCTTCGACGGTGTAGAGCAGCTTGGCGTGCTCTTTCTTTTGCTGGATGGTTTGGATTGTTGCCATATAGGCTCAAAAGTGCGCCTTATAGAGCGCCTTTGAAAATCCGTTTTTGGTAAGCTTGCAGATACTGACAGCATGGCAGACGGATACTGACAGCATGCGAAAAAGCAATTTTTTGGGGCAAAAAAAGCGGTTTTCCTTTGTGTCACATAGGCCGCAATCAACCGCCGACACCATGCTGAAAAAGAGTTCCAAGCGATTTGTGATATCTACCGACGCACCGACCACGAGGCAATTTCGGGTCCGTGTAGAAGGGATTGACCTCGCGGAGTACAATGCCAATCCCGTCCTGCTGTGGATGCACCAGCGTCCGAGTGAGAACAATGGATTCAAGGTGCTTCCCCTGGGCAATATGATAGAGCTGAGCAAGGAAGATGGCAAGCTGATGGGCACACCGGCATTTGACCCGACGGATGACTTTGCTGATCAAATCTACAAGAAAGTCGAGAACGCTACCCTTCGCGCCTGCTCTGCCGGTCTCGTGCCGCTCGAGTGGGCCGTCGATGCTGCCGGTGACATCTGGCTCGAGCGCTCCAAGATGAAGGAGATAAGCATCGTCGATATCGGGGCAGACCCTACCGCCCTGGCTGTGCAGCTCTACGATGAGCAGGAGCAGGTGATTGCATTGAGTGCCGAGTATTTCCAGACACAGACTTACACGCTGAAACCAAATCAAAACGCCATGAAGGTATTAACACTTTCTGCCGACCTGCTGCCCCTGATCGGGCTGGCGGAAGGCGCCACCGTGGACCAGGTGTCCACTAAAATCAAGGAGCTGGTTACCCTCGCAGAGACGCAGAAGACCACTATCAATACCTTGACACAAGACAAATCCGCGAAGGAGGCCGAGGTCATCCAGCTCAATGCAAAGGTGACCGAGCTGGAAACCTTGGCCGTGACGCAGAAGATCACCGCCCTGGTGGACGGAGCCGTCGAAGGTCGCAAGATCACCGCCGACCAGAAGCCACACTTCCTGAAGCTGGCGCAGGCTGACTTCGACAGTGCCAAAGCCCTGATCGACTCCATGCCATCCAATCCATCGCTCAAGACTGAGGTCGAGAAAAACCAGGAAGGAAAGGCGGCTGAGTACGAGAAGCTGTCCTGGGATGACATGGACAAATCCGGCAAGCTCGTCGCTTTAAAGGCGGAGTTTCCCGACATCTTCAATGCGAAGTTCAAGGAGAAATTCGGAAAAGATTACCCCGGGTCCAAGTAGTACTCCGGTCCATTTGAAAAGCAATCACGAACCATTAACAACCATTACACACCATGAAAGGGATCAAACTCCTGTTTAGCGCTGTCTTTGCGCTCATGATCGGTGCCGCGGCGCAACACGCCCTCGGAGCCAACGGTCTGGCCGTAGCCGGTACCGTGCTGTCGGCTGGCGCTCTGACCAGCTACTTCAACCCGACTATACCGGGTGTATTTAATGCCATCACAGTAGAGCTGTGGCAGTCGCACATCGAGGAGGAAATCTTCAAGGATAACGTCTTTATCCAGAAGTCCTACAATGCCAACGAATTTGTGCTCGGCGGCAAGGTGGTACACATCCCGCAGTCTGGCGGATCAGGCAACGTCGTGAAGAACAGATCGTCACTGCCTGCCACTGTGCGCAAGAGAACTGACGATGACATTGTGTACGTGCTCAACAACTACAGCACCGATCCGGTATTGATCCCCAACGTGGAGACCAAAGAGCTTACCTACGATAAGCGTCAGTCAGTCCTCGAGGAGGATATGAATAAGATCAAGCAGATCGTAGCCGAAGACGTTTTGTACGGATGGCTTCATACGCCTGCGTACGGTTCTTACTCCGCGGCCAGCTTGCCAAATGCTGCCAAGTTTCTTACAACTGGTGCAAGTGCACCGGCTACCGCACCAGGCGCGATAGGTAACCGTAGGATCGCAACGCTCAACGACTTGCAGCGCTTGCAGTCCTACTTCAGGACGCAGAACAGGTGGTTTGAAGGCAAAATGCACATCATGCTTCCTCCATCCATGCTTCTACAGCTCTTCCCAGCCGATAGCGTCGTGACTGCGACCTATATGCAGAATGTGACCGAGGCAGAGCGCAGAATGGGTATTATCGCCAAGGCGCAGGGCTTCAATATCTGGTCAAGGTCCACTGTCGGCATCAGCCAGGCAAACGGTACCTTGAGAGCACCAGGCGAAGCGGGAGCGGTGACTGACGGTGAGTATGCATTGGCATGGTACGAGCAGTCCGTAGAGCACGCAATGGGTTCTATCGATGCATTTGAGTCTTTGAACAACCCTCTCTACTACGGTGATATCTACTCCTTCGAAGTAAGGATGGGAGCCAGGGCAAGGAGAAGCGGATTCGAAGGCATCGCAATCCTAAGACAAGACACAGTCTAACCTAACAGGAGCCGGGTGATACCGGCTCCATGTTTCGACCTATGAATACGATCGAGACCTGGTTAGCAGTCGCAGGTTCGTCCCTGGTGACGGCCTTGACACAATGGGCACTGTATTTCAGAAGACATGCCGCAGAAGCCAAGAGCGTGATCAAGGGCAACGACAAAGCAGAGATTGAAAACCTCAACTTGATCGCGAAGGAGTGGCGGGAGGCTGCGAAGCTTTGGAAGGATATGGCTGACGAGTACCAAATGAAGGCTATTGAGAACATGAAGCGGATCGAGCATCTCGAACAGAAAGTATCTGAATTGGAATTGGCCCTAAAGAAGGCCAACAACCAGATTGAAATCCTGAAGAAGCATGAGGCGGGTCGATAACATCTTCATCCACTGCACTGCCGGATTCGGCAATGTAGACAGCCTCCGGAGATTCTGGCGGTCGATGGGATGGAAGGTAGACGGATACCACTTCGTGATCCTCACGGATGGTACGGTCGAGCCACTGGTACCGATCAGCCAGCCCAGCAACGGGGTGCGCGGATACAACCAAAACTCGATCCATATCGCCTACCAGGGCGGCGTGAGCCGCAGCAACGTCAACAGGGCCGAGGACACCAGGACAGAAGCGCAGAAGGCGAGTCTAGTCACTGTGATCCAAGAGGTGCTGAAGGAGCTGAAGAAACACCAGGCCGTCGATCATGTACGCATAGCAGGGCATCGAGACGCAAGCCCCGACGCCAACGGCAGCGGAGTGATCGAGTCCTGGGAAAGGATCAAGGAATGCCCCAGCTTCGACGTAGTCCCGTACTACGGCTGGATGATGGGAAAGAAAGCACTGCAAAGCAAAAGACTTGTATGGAAGCCCGGAGAACACTCTTGATCATTGCCCTGGTGCTGACGGTATCGTCAGGATGCAGGGTGCTGAAGAAGAAGGAACGCTCCGAGCGATCAGAGTCACAGAGCGAGCTCAAGCTCGACCTGAGCACCAAGAAGCAGACGCTTGAGGTGCTGCACTTCGGGGATACGCTCCGAGGGATCAGCCCGGTGATCCGCGACGGCAGGCCGCAGCGGATACAGTCGGAGAGCGCGGGCGTGAAACTCGACATTACACTGACCGACTCGACGATCAGCTACCAGGTGACGGCCAAGCCGGTTGCCAAGGAAAGCTTCAAGATCGACATCGAGGACGTGCAGGCGCACATCGAGGCTTCGGAGGAAAAGACCTCCGAGACAGCAGAGAAAGAAGTAAAGTCCAGCGGGATTCCTTGGTGGCTGTACCTGATCGGTGCGCTGCTGATAGTGGGATGGCTGGCATGGAAATATCACGACATCACAAACCCCATTTTGATATGGCAGAAACTAATAGCAGGCCTGAGAAAGTGAAGCTCATTTTCGCAGCCTACCCGGAAGCAAAGGAGCTTTTCATGGCATCCGACGACAGGGCATTCTTCGAGGAGTCGAGGGCAGATGCCTGGGCACAGACACTGGTAGACAAGACGGTGGAGAAGTTTGAGAGAGAGACGCCAGAAGCGAGAGGCGAGAGCCAAGACGATGCTCCCGCAGTAGAGGAAGCAGCAAAGGCCGCTGAGGAAGCGAAAGCAGCTGAGGAAGCAGCAAAGGCAGCTGAGGAAGCAGCAAAGGCAGCTGAGGAAGCGAAAGCAGCTGAGGAAGCAGCAAAGGCAGCTGAGGAAGCAAAAGCAGCTGAGGAAGCAGCAAAGGCAGCTGAGGAAGCAAAAGCAGCCGAAGAAGCTCCCGCAGTAGAGGAAGCCGCTGAGGAGGCTCCCAAGGAAGTGGGCAAGCCAAAGAAGGCCAAAAAGTAAGCAGCATCAACCCTTAAATCGACAATAAGATGGCAAAAGTATTCAGCTATGGACTCAAGAGTGTCAAGACCGGCGAAATCAACGCAACCACCGGACTTCCCGGCACCCTTACCGATATCGGTGAAATCTACCGAGACACGGCAGAATTTACCCAGGATGACCCAGAGGAATTTGAGCACTTCTCTGAGCTCGATGACAATCCGATCATCTCCAAGACACGCAAGGGCGTGAAGCAGATCAGGCTTCGCCTCATGGACACCTCCGCAGACAACTTGGTCAAGTACCTTGGCGGTACTGTGACAGAGGTTGCTAACCAGCCAGACAAGTGGAACGAACCTGACAACACGCCTGAGATCGAGCTTCATTTCGAGTTCGAAATGGAAGACGGCTCCAAGGTGGGTATCAACCGTGGCCGCGTATCCGGGAAGCTGCTTCCCGATCCGAAGCGCTCTGGCTTCACCGTGTTGGAATTGATGATCAAGGTGCTACAGCCACTCGTGGCCAACGTACCGGCAACCTTCAAGATTGATCCTCCTGCGGCTTAAGCATGGAAAACACGGCAGTTGAAAAACATACCGCCGACCTGATCCTGAAAAGGGGCGTTCGCCTTGAGCTGCGGGCTCCCCTTTTTTTGCGACTGCTCGGGAAGAAGACCTTCAAGCTGACTGTGACCAGCCCCTACGAAGGGACGCTGATGCGGGTGGCGCGGTACTACCTCGAGACGGGGATCAGCTCCGAGCAGCTGGACGAGATATCGCACGAGCATGCACTTGCCCTCATGATGACCCACGGCAAGCAGATCACCCGGGCGGTGGCCTGTGCCTGGCTCAACGGATGGATCAGCGGCTGGCTCTTTACCCGACCACTTGCCTGGTACATGCGCTGGCACTGCAAGCCCGAGGACATCCTGGTGATCGCCACGGTGATCCTGCTCTACGGCGGTGTGTCGGATTTTATCAATACTACCAGATCGGTGCGGATGATGAAGACGACTTCTCCGATGATCGAGGGGCAAGCGAGGAAGGGGAGTTAAGGGTCAATGGACTCCATAGCCCCTTCGGGTTCTACTTCCAAGTGGCCAAGGAATTTGGGTGGAGCATGCATGAGATACTCTGGAAGGTGCCAAAGAACACCCTCCGGCTGATGATGGCCGATAGGCCAAACGTGAAAAAGTACAAGACCAAAAAAGGCACCAAAGCCAAGCTCGACGAACTGTTCTGATGGAAAACTTCGACCCGATAGACGTAAAGTTCCTGATCAACTCCGACCAGGTTAAGCAGGACGCCGCCGAGGTGCGCAAGGACATCACCGGCACGGCTGACGCGGTCGAGCGGGCGACTACTAAAGCCACGCAGAAGATTACGTATGACTGGGAAAAAGCCACACGGGAGGTAGAGGAATTCCGCCAAGAAACCGAGCGCACCGCTACTACGGTAGGGAGAACCCTACCCCAAGCCGCGGCGCAGGCTAGGACACAGTTCAACGGGCTCAACAACTCGATCAACCAAATGAGCCGGGAACTGCCGGCATTCACTTTTTCAGCTCAGACTGGATTTTTGGCGATATCCAACAACCTGCCGATCCTGGTCGATGAGATCAATGCGCTTCGTGTGGCCAATGCTGCCGCAGCTGCGAGCGGAGCGGCTACGGTGCCCGTGTGGACGGCTATCCGCGCGGCGCTGTTCAGTTGGATGACGGTCATCACCCTTGCCATCACGGCCCTGACACTTTTTGGGCCGAAGCTTTTTGAAATGGCCAAGAACCTGTTCAGTACCAAGAAGGCCATCGACGAGACCAAGGAAGCACAGGAGGCGCTGAATAAGGCTTTTGAGTCGAGTGATGTGCAGGAGGCTATCGAGCAGGTCATTGACCTCAAATCAAACCTACAGCTGGCCAAAGACGGATTGATAGATAAAAAGACTGTCGTCGACCAATACAACGAGTCCATCGGAAAGGCGGCGGGAGAAGTCAAGACACTGGACGAGGTCGAAAAAGGCCTGGTCGCAAATGCCGACGCATACGTGAAGGCTACCCTGTACAAAGCAGCTGCTGAGGCCGCGCGGGAGAAGATAGCCAAGGAGATGATGGAAGCTGCGCAGGCGCAATTGGAGGCTGAAGAGCGATTTGTCAAGGCACAAGCAGAGCTCGAGCGTCAAAAAGGCAGAGGAACAGTGATGTCGGGAACAGGAGCTACCTCCAATATCAGCAACGCGGAACAGGCCGCAAAAAATGCACAGTTTGAGGTTGATCAAGCCAAAAAGAGTATGGACGACCTCGCCAACTCAGGCAACAACCTGATCAAGAAGCTCAAAGAAATGAGCTTAGCGACAGGCTTGGATTTGTTCACCGAACCCGAAGACGAACCCAAAGGAGGAGGTGGCGGGGCACTCAATGCCCGTCAGCAGCTGCTTGACAAGATCGCTGCACTCGATGCGGAGTATGCCAGGAAGCGGTTTACCAAGGACGAGGAAGAAGTGCAGGCGCTGAGGGATAAGTTTGCCAAGGTCCGTGAGCTCGTCGACCGGTTCAATGCTGATCCGAAGAACCAAGCCAAGCGCATCGACTTGGCTGGCCTGGACGAGACCGAAGCCAACGCCACGGCTGATCTGCGCTTCCGCCAGGAGACTGCTGCCATGATGCGGGAGCTAGGCGAGCAGAAGAAGCTGTTTCAGGAGTTTGAAGCCTACAAGGCACAGTTTGGCGAAGCCGCTGCCCGTGAGCAGTACGGTGCCCAGATTGGGGAGTTTGAGAGCTATCTCGATATGCTCCGCTCCAAGGTCGACCAAAACAAGGACGTGTACGAAGCCATGTCCCTTGGCTCCGCTACCGGTCCGCAGAGCGAGCGGTTTGCCGTCTTGCAGAAGGCCCTCGAGGCCGAGAGCAAGGAAGTACAGTCGGCTTTTAACAAGCTCTTAAAAGACAATCAGGACCTTCAGTCCAAGCTGCTCCTGATGGAGGAACAGTACCAGAAGAAGCGTGCCCAGCTGATCGCTGCCGGCAAGACTGCCGAAGCGGAAGTGCTGCGCCAATCCTACGAAAAGGACGTCAACAGCCTGCTCGAGTCGCATGTAAAGCAGCTGGACGCCTACAAGGCGCTTTTTGAAGGGATATCACGCCTCTCCGACGCCAACGCCCGGAAGGTGATCGACAATGCCCGCCGCATGCTGGCCACGACTACAGGGCTGACAGATGCGCAGCGGAGGCAGATCGAGCAGAAGATCATTGACCTCGAGCGCGGCCTTGAGGATCGCAACCTGGACAGGATCGACCGGGCTGCGCAGTCCTTTGCGATGCTCTCTCGGGAGCTTGGCGGGGTGAATACAGCCCTCGGAGGCATGATGGCGATCATGGCGCAGGTGGTGGCGTCCAGTGTCGCAATCAAGGACAACATCACGGCGCTGAAGGATGGTATCAAAAACTACAGGGACCTGCAAGCAAATGGCAGCGGCGGCGGTGTCCAAGGGGCGCTGTCGACGGTGGGGGCGATCGCTGGTGTAGCTGGTCCAGCTGGTGCGATCGTGTCCGCAGTGGCCCAGACGGTCAATGCGGTCGTGGGCTACTTCAAGGGACTCAAAAGAGCCAAAGAGGAAGCCCAGCGGGCTGTAGAGGACTTCTACCGTACTGCACGCGAGGGCGAAATGGAGTATCAGCGTCTTGTGCGGGAGCGTGAGCTCGAGTCTGCGGCAAGAGGCAAGACTTCCTATCAGGCGATCATCGCACAGCTCGAAGTGCTCAAGCGGCAGGCACCTGCCATACAGGAAGCGTACGACAGGGTTTTCAAGGCCCTACAAGGCGGTGAATTTGCCGCTGGTATCGACGGCAGACACGGGACTTGGTTTCGCAAGGCGAAGACCTGGGACGTACTGGCATCCCTTGCCGGCAGCGACTATGAGCGCCTCGAGAAGCTCTATCTACAGGGAAAGCTGACTGATGCGGCCAAGCGGGATTTTGAGGCACTCAAAGAACTCCGGGAGGAACTCGAAGCGGCTGGACTGGAAGTCGAAGACCTTCAGCGCCAACTCAACGAGATGCTGACCGGCACGAGTACCGGAGGACTGGCCGACGGGCTGACGGAGCTTTTCCGCAACGGAAAAATGGCCGCGGCGGACTTTGGGCAGAGCTTCGAGCAGGTGATGCGCAATGCGATTGTCAACAGCTTTCGCTATCGCTATCTGGAAGAGGCCATGCAGCCCTTCTACGATCAGCTCGCCATCCTGATGAACGAAGGCAGTCCCACACAAGAGCAGATCGACGCACTGCGCAAGCAGTACGAAGCCATAGGACAGCAGGCTGCGGATACCTGGAAGGCACTCGAGGAGGCCACAGGTATCAGCCTGACCAACCCCAATGAATCCGGATCACAGCGTGGTCTCACCGGAGCGATCCGCCGTGAGCTGACCGAGGCGACCGGCTCGGAGCTGGCGGGACTCTTCCGCGGCTTCTTTGACGTGAGCAAGCGCGGACTGATCCTCAACGAGAGCCGCGCAGCGATCGAGCGGCAGCACTATGAAGCGATGCTGCGGAGCCTGGCACATCAGGCCGCGATCGAGACAAATACCGCCCGTACAGCTGACAAAGTCACCGAGGCGGTGACGGAGTTGAAGCAGATCGTGAAGAACACGAAGCAGGCCAGTGGTAGGGACTTGGGAGTGGGAGGACCGTAGGAGACGTGAGAAGCGAGAGACGAGACCTGCCTGCCGGCAGGCAGGAGCGAGAGACGAGAACCAAGAGGCAAGAGACAAGACTAAAAAAAGGTGTACAGCTTAAACGGCATAGCGCTATCGACTTGGGGAATTATACCCAGTCAGGCTCCGGGATCGAACCTAGCGATCTCCGGACACCTCGATATGCCTGCCCGGATCGGCGAGGTATCGCACGACTGGGGGGACGAGGATGGCGTGGAGCCGCTGGTGGATGCCGAGGATATCCGATTTGGAGGAAGGACGATCAAGTTCTACGGCCTGATAGAGGGCGACGACCGTGAAGACGGCGCAGCACTGGTGCAGGCGCTACTGAACTATCTGAGCACGCTGACGGACTTGGTGCCCTTCAGCTCCGACTATGGAGTGTGGCAGGTGATGGTGCGGGATCGTGTCGAGATCGAATGGATCAGGGACGGCTGGTACCGAATCATGCTGCCACTCTGGGAGCCGATCGTGGAGATGGGCGTGGGGTGGTTTGATGAGTTCTTTGATGATTATTTTGATTAAAAGGCTTGAAGGTTGGAAAGTTAAAAGGTTAGGATATGAGTGATTTCACGGCGGTAGATGCAGCGATAACGGCGATAGCCAACGAGGTGGTCAAGAAGGCCATCACCAAGACACGCGTAGCGGACGTGCTGACCCTGCTGCGCAACCATATCAGCGAGATAGAGCTGACTCCTGGGCAGAATGCCGAGGTGCGTGTGAATGGCACCATCTTTCAATGGAAGCTTTCCGGAGCGAATACCTGGACCAACCTCTTTGACCTCAGCGCGCTGCAAGGCGAGGACGGCAATCCAGGACCATACTTTTTATTTCGCGTGTTCAACAACGAAGTGATCCAGATCAGGCTGAGCAATGCAGCTGAAGCTGATCCTTGGATTAACCTCGTTTTTTTGGAAGATATAACAGGACCTCAGGGAAGTCCGGACACACCTGCGCAGATCGTTGCCAAACTCGAGTCGATCAGCGTAGAAGAAGACAAAATCCAAACGACTGCGATTGGAGGTTTTGACAGCGCCGTGACTGCCAAGGTGAATGAGGTAGCTCCTGAAATCGACCCCGCAGCGGAGCAGTTTTCCATAACTGCCGCGCCTGGTAATCAACTATTCTTGAAAAACATTTTCGTAGCCACCTTAGGCAATCAAATCACCTACGACGCTAACCGCAGGTTTGGTTCTGCACTTGCACCCTTGTTGGGCAATCTTACACAAAGTCTCGTCGGTGCGGCTATCGGTACGCGGCAGCTGATCTATCACCGGCAGACCGTGGCGCCGACATTTCCACTGACGTGGGTAGTCACTTCAGGTACCTATGGTACAGGACCTACAGACCTGAATATAATACTCGTAGACTATCACGCGGATGACTTGCAGACTGTCAATATCCTTACAGTGACCTACGGTGAGCCGCCAATTTTGGAGAATATAATTCTGCACTTAAAGTTTGAGGAAGCCCCTACACCGGCGACCCTCGCTGATAGCTCGGGTAACAACGTTGTGGTAAACATCCTCAATCAAGGGCAGGGAATAGTTTCAGTAGCGGCTCCGGTTGATCTGGGTATTGGCCTTGGCAATCTCACGGATAATGCAGGCACCATAGCCCGCGTGGTAAGCGATGCCGATACACAGCTGATCTCGACAGCGTTCACGATAGCATTTTGGGCCATGATCCCTGTGGGTGTATCAGGACTGACCGGCAACTGGTTTGACAGCTCCGACAACTACACGGAAAATGGCATCCGGATCAAAAACATCTCGGATGGTAGGATGGAGATATATCTCAACAACATAGGGGCGGAGAATACAGCCAACAGGCTAAGAATCACCGGAAACAACATGGCTGCTGACAACATCTTCGTACACTGGTGCTTTGTCTACGACGGCACCAACCTTACGGTATTCAGAAACAATGTGCAGGTAGGCACTACGACCGCCTTGTCAGGACGGAATGTGTCAAACACAAACGATTGGTACCTGAACGGCACAATCGCTGGCGGCGGCAATAGGAAGTGTTTCGATGATTTGTTTGTGCTGCCGAGGGCTATCAATGCCACGGAGCGCACGATCTTGTATAACCGAGGCTTGTAATCATGGCAGAGATAGTCGTCAAAAGGCTACAGATAGCCACACAGATCAATAATAACGCCCAGGATGATTCGATTGTCTTGGTGGGTGGTAGGCTTGTGGATGATGTGGCAAGGACGGTGCAAACAGCTGCGGGTGAAGAAACCAACCACATCAGTGTAGAAACGACAATTAGGCCTAAGCCTGGAACGATATCGGATAAGTTCATTTTGGATTTTCTGAAGCCGCGTGTAAGCGGCGGTACCAACTGGGTGGGAAGGTCTGAGAGACGGTCGGAAAATGCACTGATCAACGCGCCAACAGAATTGTTTTTTGCGATCTCATTCTATATCCCCAACACGGTAGCAGACGATCCGATTGGAGAAATAAACTTCCAATGGCACGCAGGTATATCCGGATCATCTCCGACCATCGCGATCGGTACTGAAAATGGACACTTCCAATTTAAGATGCAATGGGGTCTTTCCGGTGCATCTACAAACTATATCAGGCTGCACTTAGCTCCAGCCACGCGCAACACTTGGCATCACTTCATTATTAGATACCTTTTCTCCAATGATATCGCAATAGGCAGGGCCACAGTCTGGAAGGATGGTATCATCGCAAGGTGTTACAATCCATTGACAGGATTGCCATGGGTAGTCCCGATCGCTGCGGGTGGCGGGATTCCAAACGAGTTTATCGCCTACCCTGTGAAGGGAAATCTCGTGAGACATTTGGACGCCAACGGTGAGCCAGTCTCTCGCTCCCTTGCCACGGTAAGTGTGCTTGATTGGGAAGGGAGAACATCCTATGCCGATCAAAGTCAAAAATATGTGAAGTGGGGCTTCTATAAGTCGGACTGGGCCGACTACTACAATTCAAGCGGCGTTCCTCTTAACCTCAACAACCCTGCCGGCTCTTGGTACATACCGCCAGCAAATCGACTCAAAACCATATTCATATCCAATATGGGCTTTGCTGTGGGTCAGGAAGCAGACTATCTCAAGTATGCTGCCCTCGATGTGAATGGGCAGGACCCTTTGGAGTTTCCGGATTGGTTTGAAAAGCGTCCGATTGACCAGACACCACCATCCAGCGCGTTACCATTCCCAGCGCCACCATCACGAAAGTATCGGGTAAAGATCATCAGACCTATCCTATGACCATCCTCCTAGACGATATCGACATCAAGGGACTTAAGCTCATCGGGCTGCGGGTCGGGGATACCTACTACCGGGAGTCGGCCAAGGCTATGACTGCCGTGGCCTACGAGCACGAGCCCTACCAGGTCACCAAGGCAGGACCGCGGAAGATCTTCCTGGAAGGTGTGCTGATCTGTGCCGACTATGCGGAGATGCAGCAGGCAGTCAATGACCTCACGGAGCTGCTGGCATCGGAGGGCACCCGATCGGTCGAGGCCAACAATGTGTACTATGAGGTCTTTGCGGCGGATGGATTTCAGGTATCGGACTTGATTGTGAACGGGACGGCCACCGCAAAAGTCACTATCCCACTCACACAGGTGGGTAAGGAGATGATCGATCCCGAGTGGCTCCTCGATGCCGAGGGGGAATATGTACTGGACGCAGATGGAAAGAAAATACTAGACTTAGCATGATATGAGAGTAACTAGCAACTATGCCGTTAAGGCGGCACCAAAGCTCACCGACCGCCTCTGGGGCGTGGACATGGACCTCGACCGCAACCGCACGATGACCATCGAGGGGATACTGAAGGCGGGGGGGCTGATGGGCCAGCAAGTCAATGTAGACATCTATGGAGCTGTCGGCGACGGTACTACCGATGACACGGCTGCGTGGAATCTGGCGGTCACATCCTCACCAGCCGGGTCGGTCATCGTAGGGACCAAGGGGAAGACTTACCTGGTCACTACCATTGCGACCGACAAAGAGATCCATTTTGACTTGACCGGTATCACTATCCGCCGCAGCACCAACATCGCGGTCGGTATGGAGTCACATATTGTGACCACTGCACCAGGAGCGTATGAGGTGACTGTGCGCGGTGGCAAGCTTGAATTCACGGGATCGATGGACGACGCTGTGAATGGAAAGGTCAATGGATTGAACTTCCAAAATGATACCGCCGTCGTCAATGGCACCCGTGTCACCGGGTGCAGTTGGTGCGGTGTACAGGCTGCTCTGACTGTGAAGGAACTTACCTGCATCGGGGTAGAATCACATGATAACGGATATGCCGGAATTTGGGGAAAAGGAAACCGAGTCATTGGGGTAGCGTGCCGGACGCACCGAAACGGCGGCTACAACGGTGTCGATGGCTACGGATTTGTCACAACACATCAGACTGAATCGGAGAATGAATACTTCGCGCTGACGGCCTGCCAGGCCTTCGAGAACATGACCCGTGGCCTCGACTGCCACAGCTCACGTGGATCGGTGATCATCACCGCAAGCCAAGCGGTGAATAACGGAGCACCAAATGCCAAGTGGGGTAATGCTGTGGCACCTGCTGCGAGACAGATACACTGTGTCAATCGCTTCAATGCATGCCAAATCAAGGACAACTATGTGCGGTCGGAGCACGCCACCGGAGCGCTGATCAATGTCACGGCTGAGGGAACTTTTGATTTTGGTTTGAAGAAACTCGACATCCAGGGCAACATCTGTGATGTGATGAACTCCAATGCTACGTGCTACGGGGTAGCAGTGCAGTTCAAGCAATCCGAAAATCTGGTTGTCTCCAATAACACCATCAGCCACAGTGGCACGGCCCAGACCTACAGCATTGTGATCGAGGGCGTCCCCGGTGCAGATGGTTGGTATAGGGATGCAATCCTTTTTAACAATAGCTGCGATCGTGGGCTATTCTTCCGCTGCGAGCAGGCGGTGCCGTCCTCCGGAAGGCATCGCTTGATCATGGGCAAATCGAGCTACTCGACTGCGATCGTGAGGTTCAATAGTTCCACGTCACCAGTGGTGATCAAGGTCAAGGATGTGATCGTAACCGAAAGGCAGCTCAGCGTCTACGGGCATGCAAACTTACTCGGATCGATCGAGGTGCAAGGTTGCGACGTTGATAGCATGCTCGATTCGAGCGCATTTGAAGGCGGTATTCATATCCTTAACCTTAATGGGAAGGTGAAGGATACCACCTCGCGAAATTCCTGGGCGCAGGGGATCATCGGTACCGGAGGTCGCGTCGATGTGATCGGCTGTGATGTGATCAAGCCAAACAGGGGCAAGCTATCAGCCAACCACGCCGCTATCGATACCACGGGTACGATCCAGGACTGCTATGCTGACAATGAGGATGCAACTGTCTCAGGTGCAGCCTACGGGTTTGGGTTCCGGTGCAGCGCCTATGACTTCACCAAGGCTTTCAAAGGAAATCGGGTAAGGATCGCAACCAGCAACTTTGCCCGATTGAACATGTCGGCTGTCGGTCTAGGCACGAATGTGACCTACACACAGGGATTGACACTTGATCCGGACACAAAGAGCTTCAGGGTAGACTATACGGCTGTGCCTAATGGACTATTCAGAATACTTGACGAGGTACATGATGACAGTCCCAATACTTCCGACGCGTTGAAATCGGTCTGCGTGGGCGTTTGGGATAGGACGCTTTCCAGCAGCTCCGCGGCTGGGTCCACCAACCTCAACGTCAGCTCCACGAGCTTGGCAGTTGGTGATCGCGTCGGCGTGCTATTGGATGACGCCACATATCACTGGACCAATGTGACGGTGATCGTAGACGCCAACAATGTCACGATTGCCAACGCTATCCCTGCCGGAAGGTCTGCAAGTGCTGGTGTGTTCTTCAGAAGGTGGAGAGGCTACGGATTCAGCCGAAACAACTTTCCTTTTGAGCAGGCGATGCTTAGCATCACTGGGGCTTTTGGCACAGGAAATGCGCTGCCAGTTGGGGTGAACTATGTGAACGTCTCGAGCGGACTTGCAAATAACTACCCGGCTGATCTAGGTACATCGATCGTGGTCAAGGCCAATAACAACAGGACTTTTGAGCTGTTTGCCAATACCGCGGGAGACTTTTGGATGCGGTCGCTTCATGGAGACAGTGTGAACAATGTTTGGAAGCGATTGCAGGATGCTACCAATGTAGGTGTCTTGGTAGCACAAACGATCGCTACATCCGGGAAGCTGAACAACCTAGCGATCAATGCAGATACGAGACTATTGGTCATCACAGCAGCTACGGGGATATCGGGGATCGCATCCATGGCGACCGGTCGAGAGCTGATCATTGAGAACAGAACGGTAGGGGCACTGACGCTTCACAACGAGGACGCTGACAGTATCGCGGCCAATAGGTTTGCATTTGCAGGGAGTATTCCTGCCGGCGCATGCCAGAAGGTAATCTACACCAATGGAAGACTGAGACAAGTATTGTAATGCTGAACATCTACCGCAATAACGCCCTGATCCACACCGTCAAGATTGACGCGAGTACGATCCTGACACATCAGCTTATGAACGAGCAGAAGGTGCAGGCCTCTTGGGTGAGTGCTGCGCCGCTCGATATCAGGCTGGGGGACTACATCCAAGTGGGTATCGAGAAGTACTACCTGAACATCGTACCCGACGTGCGGAAGGAAAACAACTTCACATACGTGTATGAGGCGACTTTCGAGGCCGAAGTCTACAAGATGTACCGGAAGATACTCATCGACGAGGGAGCGGCACAGTTCAGCTACTTCGGTGACTTGGATGACTACCTGAGCCTATTGGTTTCCAATATGAACGAGATCGATCCAGGGTGGACTTATTCGATCGGTGCAGGCCTGACGGAAGCGAAGGCAATGGCCTTTGACCAGGAAAGCTGCCGCGTGGCACTCGGTCGGATATGTGAGGAATTTGCGGTGGAGTTCCGGATCGTGCAGCGGCATGTGACGATCGGGAAGACCGTAGGGGCTGACACGCTCTATGAGTTCGAGTATGGCAAGGGTAAAGGCCTCTACAACCTCGTGCGGGAGTCCGTACAGGATCAGAGTGTAGTGACGCGCCTGTATGTGTTTGGAGGTGAAAAGAACCTGAATTTTGACTATCGCGACGCGGCAAGGCGCTTGGTTTTTGAAGCTCGCAAGCTGGAAGCAAATATCGACATCTACGGCGTGCGTGAGGGCTCCGTGACTTTTCCCGATATCTTCCCCAACCGGACAGGATCAGTGACGGCCACAGACGATCCCAACAGCTTCATCGATGGCACCTTGGATTTTGATATCAATGACTACCTGCTCGAAGGACAGACAGCGAAGGTGGTATTCAAGTCCGGTGCGCTCAATGGGTATGAGTTCGAGATCAAGAGCTATGACCATGCGACCAAGAAGATCACCTTCCTGGACTTCACGGAAGCCAATGACTACGTGCTACCCAATGACATCAGCAAGCCTCAGGTGGGCGACCTCTACACGCTCGTGGATATCAATATGCCTGCCTCCTACATCGCGGCAGCTGAGGCGAAGCTACTTGCTGCCGGTCAGGAGTACCTCGACCGGGTGAAGTCGCCAGCTGTCACCTATCAGCTCGAGATCGATCCGAAGTACATCCGCCAAAATGGTGTAGAGCTGCAATGCGGCCACCGCGTGCGGGTGAAGGACACGGCGCTCGGACTCAATCAGATGATTCGTATCAGTGCGATATCCTACCCGATAGTCGATCCACACAGGATCAGCGCTGAGATAGCGGATAGCGTGCCTTACAGTGTCCAGGAAAGGATCAGGAAGGACGTGGCCAAGCAGGAGAAGATCACCGTCACAGTGGACCGCCGAAGGGCTGAGAACTTCCGCCAATCTATCACACGGCTGAGGCAGCTTCAGAACCTGGTATTTGACCAGGATGACTACTTTGATCCCGAGCGGATCAAGCCCGAGAGCATCGAGACGATCATGCTGGCGGTGGGTCAGAAGTCGCAGAATTTTGGCCTCACCGATGTGATCCTGCAAGCGAACGTGGGAGACGATCCACATACCTTCAGCGCATCAGGGGGGCAGTTGGTGCACTATGAATTTGAGATCGATGGCGTCGGATACGTGTGGGAAATCGATCCGGCTACTTTCACGGGATTGATACCAGGGCAAGTGTACAGGCTGTATGCGCGATGCTCACGGGCTGCGCTGATCGGTACATGGGTACTCAGCCCCGAGCCGATCAAGACAGAGGCAGAGGCGGGATTTTGGCACTTTCAAGTAGGCGCTTTATTGGCTCTTAACAGCGGTTTAAGAGCCTTTGAATTCACTAAGGGTATGACCTTTGTCAAGGGAGACGAGATCGTCACCGGGCAGATCAGGAGCCTCGACGGGCTCAATTTCTTTGACCTGACACAGGGTAAATTCAAACTCGGGGATACAGAGCAATCCATGGACTGGGGAGTGACAGCAGCGGGCCAGCTCACGATCAACGGGGTGCTGGTGACCAAGATGGCCTTTGCAGAGAATGCGGAGATCATCAACTTGATTGTGAAGAACCTCCGGACCAACCTGACAGGGAAGCGTGTGCAAATACTGGAAGCTGAGAACTCCCTGAAGTTCTACGATCAAGACGATAACCTAGTGCTTCAGATTGATGATGATTTGGGGACTGACTTGGACGGTGGTGTATTGGCAGGGATTCGCGTCAACAATCCAGCCAATGGCCGCACCGCCTATGTGAGTGCGGGCGGTATGTTCAGCAATGCGAGCGGCTCGCCATTTTTCAGCGCCGTATCAGGCATACAGACCAATGCAAGTGTCGTAGGGCTGCTTTTTAACCGCAATCCCGACACAGACGGGATTAGTGCCGCCGTCGCTGGCATCGATGTGACATCGAGCGGGGATAGTGCCTCGTATGGTGGTTTTTTCAATAGTATGATGGCCTGGGGGTTGAACATCGGCGTCAAGGTGGTCACGGTTAGCGAGGCGCTCACAAGGTTCCAGACTTACCTGGCATGTTACAATAACGATCCGATAGAGCTGGACCTGATCAACCCTTCGAGAGTAGGGAAAACCTACTTTATCAAGCGCTCCAACCCGGGTGCTGTGATGATAGATGGCAATGGTCAAGAGATCGTATTTGATGCCACACCCGTGGCTACCTACTCAATCCCCAACCGCGGAATGACCGTGATGTTGGTTTGGGATGGAAGCTACTGGCAGGGGAATGTTTTATAAAAAAATGTCGATTTTTATTTAAAAAAAGCGCTTTTTCCTGTTTAATTGTTTGTAAATAACATACTTTTTATTAACTTTGTTATGTCATCAAACGGATGGCAATTCTTTGAAATCTTTACTCTAAGGCCGGGAGCGAAATAACAGGCCATTCGATTATGGAAGACTTGATCAAGCGAATCAAGCAAATCGCGAAAGAGAATCCTGAAGGGTTCACAATCTCTCTCCAAACCTTCGAACACATCAAATCGGGCTGGGTGGTAGCTCTCAAAGAGACCCAAAACAGCTTCGGAGATGAAGGACTCAAAAAAGTCATCGAAGTAAGCCTCAGGACATCCTACATGATGGGAGGCTGGAAAGAAGGAAAGAACTTCTACTGGGACTCGGTACTGATCCTCGAAGACAAAAGCGAAGCGATCAGGCTCGGAATCGAAAATGAACAGATAGCCATCTATCAGATCGAAACCGCAACTTTAATTTACCTCTAACAAGAAAGGGCCTCCGGGCCCCTTCTTTAACTTCATAGATATGACAATCAGAAACATTAAATTGATCGAGGGCCTCATGAGTCCCGAAGTGATTGAAAGACTTGAGCAAGGTGCAATGATGCATTTGCGCCACAACCGTATTGGGTTTAAGGTATTGGATTTTGACCCCAATCAAGTGACCGTACAGGTGGTCCAAAGTAAATCACCTTTGGAAAAGTACTTCAGCAACAAAGAGCTGTCAGATATTGCCAAGAAGCTATTCAAAGAGTTCCTTCCTGGAATGGATATCAGGTCTAGGCCTGTTGAATATGTGCCACCATCCGTTGAGCATGTGACACCGGAATGGATTCAGCAAAAGCTCAAAGAACGCGGACTGACACAGGTCAAGCTAGTCGAAGAGACTGGAATAGACAAGACTAACCTGTCCGCTTGGATCGCAGGTAATAGACCAATGAGCCAGCCTGTGAAGGCTATGTTTTGGTATATGTTGCGCTGAAAATCAGCGAATTAAAGCAAATTGAAAAGACCGGGGAAACCTGGTCTTTTTGTTTTGTTAAAAAGTGCCAAATTGAGCTAAAAACAGGCTTTTAAAGGTTTTAAAATGGTACATCTCGATTTAGTAAAATGGGCAAAAAATGGTACTTTTGGATTTGGCGATTTTAAATTCCACAGGCTTTTCTTCCAGGATTTCGTGCCCACACTGTTCGATGACATGCACCTCTGCAAACCTTAGAC